TTCTTCACATAGTCCAGAGCAGAAGGACCATCCTTCTTCTTAGGCATGGGTTTGGGTTGCGTCCCACCAGACCTTGCTACGCGACGACTACCAGCAGATCTCCAAGTACCACGCTCTAGTTGTTTGTCGCGCCAGTGATCATACTCCTCTTCATCCAACGGTCTCTTGTTGGCATGAAATTCATCCACCTTTGTGTAAGGAGCATAAAGAGGATATTTGTAATCTTCTTTTTTCATTTTTTTCTCTGGTAGTCCTTTATGTTTGGTTTTGGCGAATTTCTTCACGCTGGACATGCTGGCGGAGGCGGCAGCTTTGGCAACCTCAGGCGAGGGGTTTTCCATTTCCCCTTTCTGAGTCGCCCTAACCATCCCGAAGAATCGTTGTTGTTTTCTTGAGACGGCGGGCATTTACTGTCTCGCGACTTTTGTGCATTTAAGACCTGCGCCATTGATTGTCTCCAGAGCGTCCTTCTCTATGTAGACAGTCTCACCAGATCTTACCGATACGTTTCTGCTACCCAATGCAACATACTGACTATCGCCAGCTTGTCTTACTGTGGCAACAGGACCATCATCCAAAACAAGCACGATGGTTGCATTGGTGTCGTTAACAACACGGACTGCCGTTGCTTTACTCAGGTTTACTGCGGAACTGAGAGTTACCTCAGTTGCCAATACTCGTACTCGATCCATTGTTATAGTGACGATTGTGCTTTTACTATTTATCCTTCTGCTGCTTTAGGAATTTAGCGAGGTCAGCAGTAGATCCCACAAACATAGTATTGTTTGTAGTATTAACCTCTTTTGATTTTTTAGGATTCTCTATCTCGTTAACCTTCTTCTGCAAATCTACAAGTTTATCTGCCACATCACCGACGTGTTTGATTAACTGACCTGCAACCTCAAAGGCACGAGGTTGATCAGATTCCTGTGCTAATTCAAGAATACCATCAACTGCTTCCTGCCCCTTCTCAATCAAAGAATATAAGTTACCACGAGTATACTCATAGTCTTTCTTTAATTGATCCCGAGTTGCAGTGGTATCAACAATTTCTGGTTTTGGTGCATCAGGAACGATTGCACTATTGACATCGAGAGCGTCCTCAATGCCCTCATACTTACTCGTCGTTTCCTGTTGTGGGGTTTCTTGAGAGTCCATCTGTAAATTCACTAAAGAGTTCATTGAATCCGAAATCATCATCAGGATCCGCATCAGCAGGTTGAGGTGTGACTTGGTATCTAACCTCTCTAGATGCAGTAACCTTAGAGTCAGTGGCATAATCAACGATAGCCTTAGTGATGAGTTCACTAGACTTATCGCTGACAGGACCGTAGAGATATGTCTTCGCTACGAACTGTAATGTATATACCAATGTACGACGTGTGTCGTAGTCACCTTCATACACGTCATCATAATCTACAGATGTCAACGTGACTGGGTAATCTTTTTTCTCACCCAGATCAGGAACAAGATTTAGAGTGATATTGAATGATGGTTGGAAGTATGGCAGAATTTGCTCGATAATTTGTAGAGCATCATCCTGGTTCTTTGCCAAGACTGCCAGTTCAAAATTAATGTTGTAAGGCACGGGCATGAAACCCTTATTAGTTGTATCACCACTGGTGTGCCTAATGTATTGTGTAGGTGATACCTTTCTTGTAGGATCATAAGAGATGCCTTGCATCTCAAATGCTATACGTGGCAAAGTGATCTGTGTTGCATCTTTCTGAGAAAGATCGCCAACTTGACGCAAACGTGCTAAGAACTTTTGCTTAGGTCCATAAGCAAGAGGCACCTTCATAACCTCAGTCTTTGAACCTTTAGTGCGTCGCACTTCAATGTTATTAAAAAGGGTGCCGAATCCTACGACAGTCTTTCTAATAATTTCGTGATATGTGTATGTTCCAAGCATTAGATTGTACTTCCTTTGTTACCAAACTCACCAAAGGGATTACCCTCAGTAAAATCGATGATACCGTCAGCGACGGTCTCGATAGCATAGTTCTGATCAAATTCACTATTCACATTATTTATCGTGTTGTAAGACTCAGTTGTCGCAACAGCACCACTGGTTTGACCAGTAATAGTTTCACCTGATGAAAATCTACCTGTACGATTGAATACCTGCAATGTGCGTGTAGCAGCATCCCAGGACTTAACCTCAGCGTCAGTATTGGTTGTACCACCTGTAACGGTTTCGCCAACTTGGAATGTACCAGGTGCGGGTGTCTCTGCCATGATGACAGCAATAGCATTTGCGAATGTAGTTTCGATAGCATCCACTGCTGCCACACCTGTGTCGATGTCCTCGTCGCTGTACTCGAAGAGTTCGCAACGTAGACCCCAAACATAGTTTTGACCCAGTTGATAGAACGGAACTTCATGTTCTACATACTGGATCTCAAAGATTTTATTTGCCAGTGGAAGATATACAAGATCTCCCTCGTTTGGTCTTCCCTCAACAATCAATGTTGCGTTGTCATCTACAGCAGCAGTGAATCTAGAACGGGAAATAATAAACGTTACCTGGTCAGATATACGAACACCAAACTTACTGAATACATCTCCGTCTCCACGGAAACCACCAGCATCCTCAATATATGCTTCGATTAAATGTGCACCATTAAATGAAGACAGACTGTCCTCACCAAAAACTGTATCCTCATTCACAAGTGTGCGAGGAATGTAATAGACATCCTTACCAAACATTTTGATCTGTTCGATAACAAGATCTTCTACTAGACCTTGTTCTCCAGTTGTACCTTGTGTGAAATGCGGATTAAGTGCCATATCAGCCGATCATGTCTAGAGGTGGAGTTTCCCAGGTAGTGCGGAGTTGTTCATCAAGAATTTTTAACTCCTCTACAGCATCGTTGTAGATCATTTCACCATTAAGAGTGACACCACCAGGCATCTGCACTCCTTGGAATTTTGTGAGGTTTTGACCCCATTGCTTCTTAATCTTGGCAGTGGCGTAATCCTTTAACCACATCTGATTCCAGATCTCTGACCATGTAGTAGGGTCAAGTGCTCTCCAACATTTGATAACAATAAACTGACCTTCCAAAGCATCAATACCCCAGTCAAAATCAATGTGTAGTTTATCTTGTACCTGCTGATAACGAACAGGTTTCATGCCTTCCAAGATAAAATCAATCGTTTCAAGATGTTGTTGAATCATGTAATAATGATAGAACTGTGTAGATGTAAAATCATACAGATCATTCAATCTCATCTGATAACGAATGTCGAACATATTACGAGTACCCTTATCAGTAAACGCAAAGAGTCCTTCAATCGCAGTGATATGTTCTGGAACTGACAGATAATTATTTTGTTCTTTCCATACAGTAGTACCATCTACTGCGTTGCTTGACGTATCACCTTTAGCATTAGTGAGGTCGTCAGCAGTTAGTTCGTGCTTTAGATATACTCTTTCAGCACCATCGTAGTGATATTGCTGGAACTTTTGAACAGCGTAGTCAATGGCATCATCACACTGATCATCTGAGACATTAATCTCCAAGACTGGTTTACCCAGTCTACGGAGACAATACTCCTTAAATTCTGCCTTAGTTGTTGGAATTGCCATTGGTTATCAGAGTGCGGCGATACGGGACTTGAAGTCAGCAAAGTTGGTGGACGCTGCGACTTCTGCTTTGAGGGTTGCTAATGTAATTGTCTCTGCCTGCAGAGCGGTGTCTGCTTTTGCACCTTGTGCAGCAGTTGCATAATCAGAAGATGCAGTTGCGGCAGCAGTGCCAAGAGTAGGTTTGCCAGTCAGATCTGCATATGCTCCAGAGAAGAGCGTAGGCAGGTTAGACAAGTCATTGTAAGACCCACTGGTTGCTACAGTTGCCAAGTCACCTGGTTGTGTAGCAGAATCAGCAAGTGTGCCCTGTGCAGCAGTTGCATAGTTACCTGCAGCATTAGCAATACGAGCGTCAGCACGAGCATCGGTGTAGTAAAGGTTGCTGCCTTCTGCAAGGTCACCAGTATCATGATTGCTGATGTCTGAAACTTGACCAGTGACATTACCAACCAAATCAGCAGTGATTTCGTTTGCAGCAAAGTCACCTGATGCATCACGAGCAACAATCGAAGATGCCTGTGCAGAAGAATGTGTTGACATTCCATCTAGACGGTCAGCATTCAAGTTGACGACCTTAGTTGTAGAAGCAACAACAAATGGTGCAGTTCCAGTAGCAACAGTAGATGTCAGTTGAACAAAGGATGGGGAATCGGTTGTTGCAACTGCTTGGTCAACATCAGAAAGGTCAGTTACAGATGCAGCAGCGATACGAGCATCAGCAAGACCATTTACCTCAGAATCAGTACGCTCAGTAAATGAGAATTCGCCAGTAGAAGCATTGTAAGACAGGTCGCCACCAGAGCTAAATGCACCCCTAGCGCGAGCATTGGTAAAGAAGACATTGGTTGATCCCTCTGTAAGGTTATCGGTATTAATGTCACCCTGAACCACGGACAAAGTATTCGAGCTGAGTTGAATACCGTTACCGTAGGAGAAGTGAGATTGTGTACGTGCCTGCGTAGTAAAGAGGTTAGTAGATCCCTCGGTGATATTATCAGTATTAATATCAGACTGAGTAGCACTCAGTGTGAGAAGATTACCTGCATCATTATACGTTGCCGTAATACCTGTGCCGCCACTGATCAGAGCAGCAACGCGATCATCAACTCTCTCATCAGTGAAGTAGAGGTTAGATGCGCCTTCTGCAAGTGCGTCTGTGTCGTGGTTAGCAATAGAACCAACCTGTGCTTGACCGTAGATGATGTTACCAGTGATGTTCAAGTTACCCTGAACTTCAAAGTCAGTTGTAGAGCGGAAGTTGGCAACAGTCAGTCTGTTAGTGCCAGGGTTGTAGGTAAGGTTGGTAGAGTCAGTACGGATCTCAGTGTATCCATTATTCGTAGAAACGAATGTAGGATAGTATGTAAGATTAGAAGTTGTAGTGTCAGTAACGTCTGCGAGGTCTGACTTGTCAGCAGTACCAGTGAGGTCACCAGTTACGTTACCAGTGATCTGTCCCGTTACACCGAGTGTGCCACCGATGGTGGTGTTGGTTGTAACGTCAAGTGAGTTGGTAGTTGTAAGTCCACCTGCTGTGATATTACCAGAGGTAGATTGCAGTTCAATCTTAGTGGTACCAGAACCGTTCTGGAGTTGCAAGGTCTTGCTTGCACCGCGAAGGACGAAATTATCCTTAAACAGTGAAGTGCTGTTTTGTGTAATAGCAGCGTTGAAGGTAGACTCACCATCAACATTAAGTGTGCTATCAAAGTCAACTGCCTGAGTAACATTCAGGGTATCGTCGATAATTACACGACCAGCAACGTCAAGGGTACCAGCAATATCTGTATTACCACTAGAACCAGTGACGGTAAACTTGTTAGTGTTGATCAGCAGCGAACCACCGATACCGATAGATGCAGATGTATTAACAGAAGATGCGTTAATAACTGTAGCAGTTGTGGTTCCAGTGATACCCAGAGTACCAGCAATAGTAGCGTTACCAGTAGTACCGTTCAGAACAATGCTACCTGCATTGTTTGGACCCATGGTCAATGTCTGACCAATGAATGCATCCTCAGCAACGGTGAGACCACCGTTAGGAATCATGATCGGAGCATTCGCTGCAAGGTTATTAGGGTTCTCATTCTTAGAGAACTCTACGCGACCACGGAATTCTTGGTTACCTTTCTGGACAACGTTACCTTCTACCTCAAAGTCACCATAGACCTTGAAGTCTTGTCCGACTGCCAAATCTTCAGCAACCGTAGCACCACCTGCAACCTGCAGAGCACCAGAGGCAGAGAAGTTATTACCAGTAGATGCACCAGTTGTATTAGCGATAGTGGTTACACCATCAACATTCAACGTAGTATCAAAGTCAACAGCGTTGGTTACGTTGAGAGTGCTTGTAATAGTTGTAGCTTCGTTTACATCCAATGTTCCTTGGATGTCAGTATTACCGTTATCAGAGTCAACTGTGAACTTAGTAACACCAGAACCATTCTGAATCAACAGTGCTTCATTAGCAGCGTTGATAGTCAATCCGTCAGTGATGGTTGTCTGACCACCGATGTCAACTGTACCAGAAACAGTTAGGTTGTCATCAATAATTGTCTCGCCAGTGGCAGAGTCAATAGTAAGGTTACCAGTTGAAGTATCGATTTCACCAGAACCAGAAACACCAATCTGAATGTTATCAGCAGTGATGTCTGTGGATGTGATTGCAGCATTGAATGTAGATGTAGCATTAACTGTCAGAGTGTCAACGTTGCTATCACCCAATACTGTGTTGCTATCTACCTGAAGGTTACCATCAACCTCAGCGTTATCTGTGATATGGACCTTACCAGCATTAGAATCAAGGATCAGGTTTCCTGATGTGGTGGAGATTTCGGTCGCACCATCAACGCCGATCTTGATGTTGTCCGCCGTGATGTCGGTGGAAGTAATCGCTTGGTTGAATTGGACAGTACCCG